CCCCAGTTGAACACAGTTGATGATTGCCCGTCTACGACCGAGAGGGCTGTGGTCAAACCACAAGTCCAATCCATCCCACGGTTTTTAACCGGTGTTCGAACGATTGCTTTGTACTCGTAGCCTTCCCATCCATTCCTGGAGCGAGAAGGCCGGGCCTCGTCAAAATCAACGACGAGTCCCGCATCCCCATACCCCTCCGGAATTTTTAAGAACCGAAGAGGAACGGGAATACACTGTACAAGGCCCAGCCAAGCAGCATGAAAGCGCTTGTCACAACCGAAATCAAGATTCCGGCTATGACTATAGCGCCTGACACTGTTAGCCAGTTTGAAAATTCGTTCCGCATTAGATGGTATCTCCTTAAGGAAAATAGGTCTGACAGCGTGGCCAAGGAAGTAATCACGCCCGCAGGACTCCCTGAAAGGCCCAGAAGAGAAACTCTTCTGGACATTCACAGAAAATCCTGCAAACTTGAGTACTTGCTCTACCTCTTCGTAAGCGACTGAAGGGAAGATTAAATCATCCCCGTAGACACTTATTGGAAGACTCTTATCAAGCCCCATGCTTTCGCATGTAGCTTCAACAAGAGCCCAGAAGATAAGCGATTCTAACTCGAAAGTAAATCCATTGCCCATCGATGAGAATTTCTCATAGTTGAGCCATGTACCATCTAAGGTACCCTGTTTGGATCTACACATATCGAGCAGTCTGTACCATTGATAAGGCAGAAGAAATTTCACAAGTAGCTTTGCTATCGTGTCACTTGCTCCTGCCAAATCCATGGTACACAGGAGTCCAGTTATGGACCCCTGCCGCGCGAGCTGCTGGTTTCTGCATTGATTTCTTAGGTCAATCCCAGCACGACGCAATAACTTTCGGCGCATTTCTTGACCGAACCCTTTCTGAATATAGGAATTCATATGGGGCTCTATCGCGATAGTCCGCTTAGTTTTTGCGTTCTTGTCCACGAACACGATCTTGTTACCCCTGACAACATTAAATGCATCTTTTGTTAGATACACAATTGTCGATTCGTCCTCAATTTGTAATTGAGTTCGAACCCAGGAGGGCCGCCCGTTTATACAGGCGTGCCCGATAGCAAGACAATTACTCGTGACGTCAAGTCTCCTTGTGAACTTGACGTATGCCGAGGTATGGCGACCAGATGCACTTGTTGTTGCGCCCGGACCCCAACCAAAAGACGCATCTAACCGATCCAAGTCCACTTTACCTAGCACATCAGAGATTTTTCGCTTTGCCTTCATGAAGATGAAGTTCATACGCGGATCCCATAATGAGGGATCATCTGATAATGCTTGGAACCGTTTATTTGTATCGGCGCACTGCGCCTCATATTTTATGAAAGAACTGCGGGCTACTTCTTCCGGTTTAAGGTTCTCGTGAGAGAAGTCCTTATACTTTGAAAGCAGCTTAACAGCTTGGTAATCATCCGCAAACTCGTAAGAGTTCGCGTAATTACCGGGATCAACTTCAAGGTTAACCAGTTCGTCGAAATTTCCTTTTTCAAGGAGATCAAGACAAGCCAAACTAACCTCGGAGCCGATTCCTTCATAAAAACCCTTAGCGAACGACATGAGACACTTATTAGATGTCTCCCGAGGGAAGGTGCCTAAGGCTGCCTTCAGTTTCTGCTTATGCATAACTACCTTTTTGGTTATCCAACTTTTT